TCTCTATTAGTTTATATAACTTCGGTAAATCTTCAAAAAGTATTTCATCTATCAATTCTCTAATTTTTTTACGACTTGTGAGAATTTTAATATTTTCAAGTTTAAAATTTATTTCAGCTTTAAGATGTGTTATATCAGCCATATTTATTACCATTTAAAAAATAATATTCTACAATCCAATTTGCGGTTTTATTCTTTTTTCTCGGAATCCATTTTATAGACCAATAATCAAATCTGCTTAATTCTGCTTTAGCTAAATCTACGAGTCTTTGTAAGTGTGGATAATTTATCTTATAATATCCATTAATTTGATTTGCTACAAGTTTAGAATCCGTAAAAAGTTTACAACTATGTATCCCTTCTTTGTGTGCTCTACGAAGAGCTAAAATTAATCCTCGATATTCGGCTTCATTATTTGTAGCTTTACCCATCAGCTCCCCGCCCCAGGCTACTTCATTTTTATCTTGATAAATGATATAGCCGCAAGCACCTATTCCTTTTCTTCGACCACCATCAAAATAAATATTATTCATTAGAAAAAATCCACTTTCCGTCTTTTTCAACACAACACACTTGCGGTTGGTTTACTTTTTGCCATTTTCGTTTTGCTTTCTTTTTTGCAGATTCAAGAGTTTGGGCTTTAACATCAATATATGTTCCATTTATGGTATTTATCCATACTCGATACTTATTCATTTTTTCTCCAATTCTTCAATCTGCTTATTACAAAAATCTATCAAATTTTTATAAGCCCAAATATACTTTGTTTTTATAAAAGTATACAAATTTTTTTCAGGTATTTTATCAATATCATCATCTACCATAGCAACATACGTAGCAACCTCAAGATATGTTCCATATACTCTTTCGTGATAAAAATCCGATTGAAGTCGTATTTTTTTTATTTCTTTAAGTGGTAAATGTGAAAATAATTTTCTCACAATTTTATTTATTTTTCTAACTCTTTGTTTTTTATTCATTTTATCTCCAAAAATAACCCCCTCTGTATTCGCCTATTTGAATACTTAAATAATAAATATCTATTTGTAAATAATTGGGAAATTGTGTTATTATATCATTTTGTGGAAAATTATACCAGCAAATTTTAAAATATTTAAACCAAATTATCTTTTTCATAAAATAACCTCTCTCTATATCTTATGACAAAAAGTATACCTTTTTGACATAATCTTGAAAATAATTGCAAAATATTTGCATTTTTGATAAGCTATTGTAATAAACAGTTGATATTAGTATGATAATTGTTATAATTGATATAATCATTACATAAGTAACAGAAATATGCAAAATATTTAAAAAATTTTTTAAAAAAATTCAAAAAAAGGCCAAAAAGGTATACTTTTTAGCATAGTATACGGAAGAAGATATTTTTTGTATAGGTCTTTTAAAATTTAATACTGAGGGGGCAGATGTGAAATTAACCGCAACCCCGTCCGAAGCGGATGAGCTAAAGGACTATTTGGGGGACAAACTATAGATTAGTAAAAAATGGCATCCCACCGAGGGGGGAAGTTATCACCGACCCCTGCCAACCTTCAAATCTGGTGATTTAAATTACAGAAGGGGCTAATCATATAGGGATTCAGTATTATATAAATTAAATATAATCTGGGATATATTAGGTATCACCAGAGAGAGGTGGTCTAAACTGGACTAAAAAAAATTATAGGAAATGTCAGAGAAGGCGGTATATCTGATATTTTATATTTTTTATAAAGGGAGTTTGAGGGGGATGTACTTCTGCCCGTACATCCTCCTACTCCAGTAAAATTATGGGGAATTTGAAATGGGGGATGGAATTTACAAAGTAACGATTAAAACACCAAGTAATATAAATCCTGATGAAATATATTATGGTACAGCTAATTGTATATCAGAAGTTGATTATAATCTTAGAAAAGCATTACATATTGATGATAAACGTAAAATTTTAACTATTGAATATCTTGGTGAAAAGATATTTAGTTCTGATGAAAATTTATGAAACAAAATATAGCAGAAAAAACTAAAGCTGAATATGATAAAAGTCAATATGGTTCAAGAAATCGTAAAAACAAGCTTAAAAAGGGGGCTAAGTTTGATTTTAAATTTGTAGAACCTATTGCAACATTAACTGCGTTGGGATTTACTGAGAAAGAAATAGGCGTAGTTTTTGGAGTTACGGGATATGCTGTGAAAAAATGGAAGCAGCGTTATCCAGACCTTAAAAATGCCGTAGCAAAGATGAGGTCTGTTGCTGCTTCTCATTTAGTAGCTCAGATGGTGCGAGCTGCAACGGGTTATGATTATGAGGAAGAAGATATAATTTATAAAACAATTGTTGATGAAAAAACTGGCAAACCAACTGAAATTCAAACTGGTAGGAAAATTAAAAAAAGAGTTCAGCCTGGAAACCCTCAATTAGCTATATTTCTAACGACTAATCTACTTCCCGAACAATTTAAGAATAAATTTGAAATTAAAAAACACGAAGAGAGGGTGAATGTAAATCTTGCATTGACGGGTGAAGAAATAAAACGTTTTGCTGGGAAATTAATTGAAATAGCTGATGAGCCTAAAAGGAAGTATATTGAGAATGAGGTGGTAGATAGTGAATAAGGAGTTTGACACACCTGAGGCGTTAGAAGGTGCTTACCCTAAAACTTTAAAAAAGAATATTGAATATAGAATAAAATTACACGAATTATTAGCCAAAGATAAAGGACTTCAAAAACAATTTATTTCTTTATGTGTAGCAAATCCAGTTTTGGCTTTTGATTTAATTTTTTTCACTAACGACCCTCGGAGAAAACCAGGCTATAGAAATTATCCTTTTATTCTTCGTCCACAGCAAAGAGAAGTTGTTAAAGCTTTAAAGTATTGTGTTGATAATGGAAGAGATTTGGCAATAAATAAAAGTCGTGATGAAGGTGCGACAGAACTTGTAACCAAATTTTATACCTTATATTTACTTTTTGTTCCTGAATCTCAGTTTTTAATGGGTTCTCGAACAGAAGATTATGTTGATAAGACAGGAAGTTTTAAAACTTTATTTACAAAAGTTGACCACGCTATGAAACATCTTCCGGCGTGGTTAAGAGCGTCTTTGGATACAAATAATTTTCAAAGAAATCATTTACATATTGGAAATCTTAATATTAATTCTGCTATTGATGGTGAGGCGACGAATGAAAATTTTGGTGCTGGTGGTAGAACAACTTCTGTATTTCTTGATGAATTTGGGCGAGTGGAGAAATCTTTGGCTCAATCAATTAAAGACTCAATAAATGATGTTACTGATTGTGTTATTTATGGTTCAACGCATTGGTTTGGGACTTCTCATCCCTTTAATAAAGTAGTTATGGATAAAACGGTAAAGACAGTTTCTTTGCCCTGGTATAAAAATCCTGAGAAAAATAAAGGTTTATATACTTCCCCCGATTATGATGTAATTGAAATTATTGATATTGATTATTATAGAAAACTTTGTCCAGAAATATTTAATGGAATCGAGGCTCATCAGCCTTTTAAGCTTAGTGAATTAGAAAACTCTATATTGCATTTATCGGATAATTCAACAATAAAAGATATTCGATTTATAGCAGATGGATGCGAACAAATTCCAGGCGATTTGAGAAGTCCCTGGCACGATTTTGAGGAAGCAAGACGAAATAAGAGAGATTTAAATCAAAATATTTGGATGAACCCAGTGGGTGCATCTGATATGTATTTTGATGCTATAGTAAATGAAAGAATACGAAATTTTTATGTTAGAGAACCAAAGTATTCTGGCGAAGTCGATTTTATTATTAATAGAAATAAGTTTATCGTTGATTTTAAACAGAATAAAGGTAAAAAAAGATTGAGATGGTGGGGGGATTTAGAGAAAGATAAGTTTGATAAATTCAGACCATCTCAGAAGCATAACTATATTGTAGGATGTGATATTTCATTAGGAACGGGGGCATCAAATTCTGTCGCCAGTATTCTTGATGTTAATACCAGTGAATTAGTTGGTTTGTGGGCTTGTGATGATACTACTCCTGAGGATTTTGCAGACCAGGTTGTTGCCCTTTGTTATTGGGTTGGAGGTAATTACGGCCCTCCATTTTTGATTTGGGAGAATAATGGCGGGCACGGAAAGAATTTTGGTAGACGAATTTTGAAACGTGGTTATCTTTTTGTTTATATCAATAAAACCGAAGATACTAAAATTCGTAAAAGACGTAATAAATATGGTTGGACAAATAAACGAGACACCAAAGACGATATTTTAACAAGTTTATCTATTGCTTTGAAAGAAGGATTGAAGAATAATCCTTCAAATACTTTTATTCGTATTTTTGATGAGTGTTTAGTTGAAGAATTGGATGATTATATTTATTATGATTCTGGTGAAATTGGTTGTTCTGAACAGCAAGATTTATCAACAGGAGCGAGAGCAAGACACGGAGATAGAGTTGTTGCTACTGCATTATGTGTTTTAGGTATGAAAGACCAACCAAAAGCGGCTATGAAAACTCGAATTAATTATCCCCGTGATTCATTTGGCTACAGATATGAAAAATGGAAGAAAACTCAAGAATTGAATAAACGCAAATTTAGGAAATATCTGTATTAGAGATGGATAATGAATTTATTTTAAGGTAAATAATGAATAGAAATACTAAAGATGTAAAATTCAAATTTCCAGTTCGGCTACAAAAGATGTGTAAGCTTTGGACTTCATTAGTAGAAGAACCTTTGAAGAAACGTCAAAAACTTTTGAGAGCCTGGGCTTCTGGATTTTATGATGAAGGTTATACTCGAACTCATACTTTGAATTTAATAGATAGAGGAGTTAGCACGATTGTCCCATATCTTGTTGAAGGCAATCCGAAAGTTTTAGTTGAGACTAAAATACCTCGATTACGTCCATTTTCATATACTACACAATTAGCAATGAATTTTTTCATTGATAAAATGAAATTAGCACAAAATGTATTAATTCCTGCTGCATTTAATTCTATGTTTGGTATGGCGGTCACAAGGACTTCTCTTGAATGGACAAGAAATGTAACGTTAAAAGATGAGACTTATCGTATTGGAACTCCAAAAACAATTTTAATTGATGATTCAAATTATATTGGTGACCCTGCCGCAAGAAGGATAGAAGATTTTCAACTTGAGGGTGATATTTATCAGTTACCTACTGAATATGCAAAAGAATTTTTTGATAAAAAATTTGCAGATTATATAAAATCTGATTATGAATTAAAGTGGGATATTTCTCCGAGGGAAATTAGTGCTAAAAGAGCGGATAGAAAATTATATTCATTACGTGAATATACTACATTTATAGATTTATATTTATACGATGAAGATGTTATTGTAACAATAATGCCTGAAGGTAGGAAAGCAGTAATTTTAAATACTATTGAGAATGAATTTAATGGTAGCCCGTATGATAAATTATTTTATAAAAGTTTCCCTGAACAGCCATATCCAATTCCTCCGGCTTGGCCCTGGCACGATGTAGATACTTCTGTAAACATATTAATTGATAAGATGAAAGAGCAAGCTGAGGCTCAGAAAAATCTTATGTTATTTGAAAGCCGTGCCGAAGAGGATGCAGAAAGAATAAGAGTCGCCCCTAATAATGCCGTTATACGAGTTGACGATTTGCAGGGCGTAAGAGTTGAAAAAATGGGCGGGGTTAACCCAGAAAATTATCAATATGTTCAATATATGGAAGAACAATTTACCAAACAGGGTGGTAATCCTGATGTTCTTGGAGGTCGTGGAGCACAAGCCCCCACGCTTGGGCAAGAACAGATGGTATTTGCTAATGCCTCAAGAATAGTTAATAATATGGTAACTTGTTTTCAAAATTTTACAGCCTCTATTATAAGAAAATTAGCTTGGGGATTTTGGACTGACCCAACTATTTATGTTCCTTTGGTAAAAGAAATTCCAGGAGTTGCTACAATTCCGGTAGAATTTGCACAAGCCGAAGAGGTTGGTGATTTTTATGATTTTGCATTTAATATAACTCCTTATTCGATGCAGCGAGGCAATCCTGAACAAAAATTTCAGAAAATGATGATGTTTCTTACTCAGTGGATTATTCCGACTATGGGTCTTTCTGCCGCACAGGGTTCGACTCTTGATATAAATAGGATTAATAGAATACTTGCAGGTTATCTTGGTTTGGATAATTTTACTCAATGGTATCTTCCGGCCGTCCCATCTGAATTATCGAATGTGGATTATAAAATGATGCCAATAGGTAACAAAGCTCAAGGGAATGATAGTGGAGGCGCTTCTCCGGCTTCTCGTGAGGCAAATATGTTTCAAGCAGAATCCAGAGGAGCAAGTTTGCGACCGTCACCAAACCAACAAACTGGAGCTGAACAGTTATGATTAAAAAATTTTTAGAGAGAGTTCTTTGTTCGATTATTATAGTTATGGTTTTTGTTTTTGGAGTGTATTATTCTGCTCCGAGACAACCAGTGTTTATTTATCCAAATATTGAAAATGACTTGAAAGTAATTGTTAATAAAGTTCAAGCATCTACTGTGTATATTGAAACAGATTTTTGGAGTGGTTCTGGTGTTTTGATAGATAAAGAACGTGGAATTATTTTGACTGCTGGTCATATTGTAGAAGATTGTGATTTTTTTAAAATTAAATTTAATAATGGAATAGTAATCTATTCGTGGGAATCTTATCAAGAAGATGGCGTTGATGTTGGATTTATTAAAGTTGACCCAAATGATGTAGAGACTTTAACAGAATTATCATTTGCTCATAATTATGATATTGGAGATGACGTTTATATTTGTGGTTGTCCTTTTGGAGAAGAATTAGCATATTCTGTGACTTTTGGTAAAATCTCTGGAGTGAAAAGAAATATTCCATTTTTTGGGCGAACTTTAATGATTCAAAGTGATGCTCAGGCTTGGCCTGGAAATTCAGGTGGGCCGGTTGTTAATGTTGATGGTGAGATAGTTGGTATTTTAGTTGGTGGTTATGGGAGTTATGATGGATTATCTTTAATAACTTCTGTTAATGCTTGTAGATTAAGTTTAGCTAAATATATTGCAGAGAAAACGTCTTGCTCGTAAAGCTTATGAAGTGGCAAAAAAGAAACCATTAGGTGAGGGTTCTCGTTTTAAAGCTGTTGCTGCTTCTGCGAAAGCTGGCGGTGCGAAAAATCCTGAAGCTGTGGCAGCCGCTGTTGGTAGAAAAAAATATGGAGTTAAAAAAATGGCTAAATTAGCCGCTGCTGGACGGAAAAGAAGGGGGAAATAATATGCCTGCTGTTAGTAAATCTCAAAGACGTTTAATGGCAATCGCAAAACATCATCCTGGAAAATTATACAAAAGAAATAGAGGAGTTTTGAAAATGTCTAAGGAACAACTTGGACATTATGCTGAAACACCTGAAAAAAAGTTACCAAAGAAAAAGAATAAACTATATAAACGGAAGGGAACATAATGGCTGCCGAAGTTTCGATAGAAATGGAATTGAAGATTACTGGGTTAGGAACTGGTGATACGGTTGCAAAGAAAAAAGT